ACCACGCAAGGGTTATCCGGGAAACAGAAGCGGCCAAGACTGCCTGCCGGAAAGATCCGACAGCTGAAAACGCCCTGCGGCTCTGTAACGCAATAGATGGACTGCCGTCGCCTGATATGGAAGGGATTTGCTACCATGAGTGACTATCGCCGTTGGACAAGTGAAGAAGAGCAGTACATCCGTGACCACTGGAAAACACAGAGCGACGCAGAGATGGCTACGGCCCTGAAGCGGATGGAAGGCGCCGTGCGTAACAGACGCCGGGAACTGCGGTGCTCCCCGCAGAAGACTTGGACGCCGGAAGAAGAACGGTATCTGGAGGATCACTGGGGCACGGTATCCATTCCTGGCATCGCCAAGAAGCTGGAGCGGACAGTATCGGCGATCAAGGTTCGGGCTGAAAGACTGGGCCTTGGCGGGGTGCTGGATTCTGGCGACTATGTGACCTTCAACCAGCTGATGCTTGCGCTTACGGATAATGCCCAGTCATACAGCTACCAAATGGAGAGCTGGGTCCGCCGAAGAGGTTTCCCGATCCATACCAAACGTGTTGATAAATGCGTATGGCGGGTGGTTTACCTGGATGAGTTCTGGAAGTGGGCGGAGCAGCACAGGAGCTTCATCGACTTCTCCAAACTGGAGCCGCTGGCACTGGGCAAGGAGCCGGACTGGGTGCCGGAAAAAAGGACTTTCAGTCGTTCGCCCTACAGCGGAAAGACCCATGGGCCCCGGATGAGGACAGCCGGCTGAAAATGCTGTTGAGGCAGCACAAGTACGGTTACGCGGAGCTATCTGAGATCTTGCGCCGTTCTGAGGGGGCTATCGTCCGTCGTTGCCGGGACCTTGGCCTGAAGGAACGCCCAGTCCGTGCAGATAACCACGGGAAGTCAAGCGTGTGGACGGACGCGGACTACCAGGCTTTGGCTGACGGCATCCGGCATGGTGACAGCTATCCAATGATCGGTAAGGCCGTTGGGCGCTCTGAGAAGGCCGTCCGTGGGAAGGTCTATTTTACATATCTGACCGAGGATGCCGACAAGGTACGGGCCATGCTGAAGGACGGGCCGTGGGGCTACGGTGCCCCGGAGCCCACCGTGAAGCAGGGCTTTAACCTCTCTAGAACCCGGACAGAGGTGCGAAAGAATCTCTCAGTTCTGGACGCGCTGCTTCGAAAGCGGCTGAATGATTTGGGTTATGACCCTTACTGGCAGCGGTTCATGTGTCAGAACTGGGACCTGATTAAAGGCTGTTCTGCTGGCTGCACCGATTGCGATTCCTGTACGGAGTTCCGGCGGATCAAGCCGCAGTATTGCCGGATGTGCGGCGGGGAGTTTTTGGAACGGCGGGAACAGACCTTCTGCCCGAAATGTCGGGCCATGCGTAAAAAGCAGGCCCAGAAGAAATATGCCGTGCTCCACGCGAGGGGCCGGCTATGATTCAAAAACTATCGCAACCCCTTTTAACCACCACGAAAGAAGGTAATCATTTATGAGTTTTTCATCTAATTTTGAAGTAAAAGCAACTCTCTATTTCCGGGTTCATGATGCAGAGCTTTACGGCGGCCCCGGGACCGTAGGCTTCGCAAAG